CTTTTTTTAAGAGCTTATGCAGTGCCTTTCAAGGCATACATTCTTGTTTGTTGTACTGGTTGCTTGTTCTGCTGTGAGAACAAAGAAGGCTACCCACAACAAAATATATAATACTAAAACTGTTTTCCAATTTATCAAGTTACTTACCGCTTCTCCATTCTTTAACTATGTTTATAAGAATACCAAATGACGCTACTACTGTTGGAGTATATACTCCATAGTCAAGACCTGAGAAAGCGATCAATAAATAATATGCCATAGCTCCTCCACCGGCTATCAATCCTCCCTTGAAGATTTTGATTAGAGTAGCTTTACAAAGTGAATTTTTAAATTGCATTTTACTTATTATAATTCCAACCAGTTATTTTATAAAAGAGTGGAATTATTATATACGTTACTATTATTGCTCCAAAGAAAGCTAGACAGGCTCTCTCTATACCGTTCATTTCGACAAAATAACCTTAATCATTTTCTTTAACATTAAACTCATCTTGTTGAATATGTTGTCGCTGTATTTTGGTACTATACTCCAGTTCATATGTAGCAGTGGATCTATATAGTTCTTTACTCCGTTTACTAAGTTATACATTTCAAAGTGCAAATGGGTTCCCATATAGGGTGGTAAGAATCTCTCTCCTATCGGCACATAGACTCCAGCTGACATAACATATCCCGTGTTACTCATTAGGGCCACTAATTCTCCCTGCTTTACTATATCTCCTACATTGACCGGAAAAGTGTTTGTGCAGTGCCAGTAAACATAATATATAGTTGTGTCTCTTAAATCTTGCATAACTAGCCCGTAGCCTCTTCTCATCTCTAGCTCTTCTGACTTAGGGTCTTGCCATTTTAGGTCTTCTACTATCTTCACAACCTTAACATCTTGAGGAGCTACTAATGGGGTCCCGTTAGCATAGGCAAAGTCAACTCCAACGTGGCCGTTAGGTTGATAAGATTGTGGGTTCACTCCAAAAGACTGTGATATACTCCACGGCTTTGCGTCTATAAATGGTTTGCAAATGTTTTTCATAAAGGTTAAAGGGGAGATATAACCTATTTAATATGTTAGACGTTATAGTCTGTGGCATATCTCCCCATAGTTTAGACCATATTCCTGACGTGCAGAAAATGGTTTTAGGTGGTACGTTTCCGTACTACTGCGAATAGTCTGACTACTAAGTCGTGGTCTTTGCTATCGCAAGTGTAGGTGTACTGTTCCAGTATAACTGGAAAGGCTTCACGTCTAGCACTATCGGGTGCTTGAATTTCGTAAAGCAGCAAGCCTTCGTCTTTCTCTCCTACGCCTTTTGCGTTGCCCGTGTTTTCCTCTGCCATCATTAGCCTCCCTTCTGTCGGTTTCAACTTTTTTAAGTTGTAGGTGCTGACAAGGACAATTTTCGTTCCTTACACAACAATATCTAACAACTTTTCCGTCTGCGATAAACCTACGCTTCTTGTGACAATATCCCTTAATCATCATCTCTCTCCTTTCGGAAATTTCTCAACTTCCTCGTCAAAGAAAATAACGACAATCCTACGTTTCCGTCTGTTCACCTTTTTTAGTAAGTGGTGAAGTTTGTGAATCAGAAGCATTAAATCTTCTTTGTCATCAATGTAGACTTCCTCCTCAATTATGCTTTCGGCAGCCATAATACGTACTCCTATTTGTTAAGGAACTCTGCCATCCACCTAATCACGGGAAGTTTTATGGATAATCTCCTAAGAAATTATATTTGCCTTATTTACTTATTCGGCAAAATCCAACGATTAAGGTGTATGGGAGACGCTAGGACACCTATCAAAGATAGATGGCAGAACCCTCAACTATATAAATGTGCTGTCTCTTAATTAATTATCTAATATATAAAATAATATGTCAAAAAGTTATTAACCTTTATTCTATTCCTAATTTCTGGCAAATCTTAGCCAATACTACGCTTATCTTTGTATGCTCTTTAGTGTTTTCTACTAATTGAACTTCAATGGCTTTTTGGTGTATCAAGTGATTACTTTCAAGCATTTTCTGCTTTTGTCGTAACAACGCAATCTCAACCTCTTGGTTATTGTCGGTCTTTCCTTTATCAGCGTTTCTATTCAAATAATCAAAGAACTTGGTAGTGCTGAATTTAATCAAGGCGATTAATCCTGTTGTTATCCCTACTACTGCTGACACTACTAAACCGATTGTTGTTAGTTCTTCCATTACTTATTTATTTAATTATTTTATATCTTTACCTCCGTTGTGTTTCTTACAACATTTTTTGCACCATTCTCGGTCATTATGCCCGTTATCTTCTTCGGGTTCTCTTATTTTCTTTTGACATCTAGCACAAATTATTGATAGTTTCATTGTATTCTATTTAATTAAAATGATTGTAAAAAGTTACCTGTTGGCGGGGTCAACGATACTGTTAGCCCTGCTACTATTGAAGTTGGCCTAGTCGTTGCACTTGAAAAATTTGTCTCTACATTTCCAGTAGCCACAGTCCCGTCACTATCCCCTAGTGATGCTTGAATATTCGCTGCGATTAATTGGGCATTTTGTCTTTCGGTATACTCTGTAACAATATCAACTCCGGCATCTGTGCAAACGTGAGTTCCTAAGTTTACTAGCCAAGCATTAGAATTTCTAACAGCTGTATCAAGGGCTAAATCGGTTGTTCCTGCGCTTGTTTTATCGCTTGCTACAGCATCTATATTCCCAACGCCAGTATAGCTTGTTACAAAAGCTACATTATCGCTTGCTACAGTTTTATTTATTACTAAAGTATTTGAGCCAGAAGCAGGATTTAATAAAACGAATAAATACATTCCATAAGTATTTTGCTCAGTAATAACCTTAGTTAGAGAAACTCCATCATAGGTTACTCCAGTTATATTTGTTTCATTTACTTGTGCATTAAAAATACCGACAACTAACGCTCTGTCCTTTCCAGTACAAGTGTATGAAAAAGAATAAGCTGTACTCTCTGCTGTATTATCAAATGCTATAGGGTGAAATGGATATGGAAGCCCTGCTCCTAAGTTATAAAGATTTGTTACATCTCTATCATTTAATGCTTCATTAAAATAGTAGAGCTCATCTAATGTTCCGTTGAATTTAGCAAACCAATCAACGCTATTTCCTATTCCCGCTCCTATCCCTCCAACATCTAATCCAGCTTTATCAGTCCAAGCTCCATTATTATTACCAACTCCCACTGTTAAAGTTTTTTCCACTCCGTCTAAATAAAGTCTATATTCAGAAGTATCAGCTACAAAAACAATGTGATGCCAATTACCATCAAATAATTCGCTTCTTGTTGCAGTTGTATATCCAATCCTGTTTTCTGTTCCTCCAGATGAATTGGTTACTATTGTTATTAATTCATCTGTTAAAAACCCTGTTGAGCCTGCTCCTACTTCTATAGACACAAAGGTTACAGCATCATCATCTCCTTGTTCAAAGATTATTCCTCTAGCATCATTAGTTGATTTAATCCAAAACGAAAGCCCAGCATTGGCTGTATGCAAACTTGAATCTCCTCCAATATCTACATAATCATTTGTTCCATCAAAAGTTCTGCCATTGTTAATCTTTCCTGCGACAACAGTAGTTCCATTATCCGTGCCAGTATTGGTTCCATGAGAATCCACTAAATTTCCAGACTCTTCGTCCATTTTCCAAGCAGATACTAAGTTTGTTATTAATGCCATATTATACTTCTTGGGTTGTAGCAACACAGCCCCATTTTGAGGTTACTGTGTCATATATAAACCCAACTGTTAATACTTTTGATATTACTGTGGTTACGGGCAAAGCTATTCCCTTTGCTTCAAAATCTGAACCCCAAGTTATTGCTCTTGCAGTTCCGTTATCTTTTATTCTTACTGTAATCTTTTGGAAGTTTGTTGGCGTTCCAGTAAAGTTCATATCAGTGATTGCTGCGGCCTGTGCTGTAATAGTTACTGCGTCATAATCATCTGTATCTACATCTGGTGTAGCATCAGAAGAGAATGTAGCAACTCTTGCTGTAATTCTTTTATTGGTTAAAGTGTTTGTTGAGCTTATAGAAGGAATTACAACTCCTTCCACCGCCAATATTCCTGCCGCACTTCTTGAAAGAGTAGTATCAGAGGCGTGTCCTAATTCTAAAGTACCGACTCCTAAAGCTGTTGTAGTATCATCTACTAATCCAGTTAAAGGCAACCCTGTACAACTGGTAAGAGTTCCAGCACTCGGTGTTCCTATGTTCGGAGTAGTCAATGTAAGTCCTGCTAATGTCAAAGCCGCACTCGCTCTATTAATAGCAAGTTGAGTAGTACCTATATAAAATGTTTGGTCTGTAGCAGCGTAAGTTCCTAAATCTGAGATGTCTGCTTCTACTAAAGCCCTGCCTACATATCCCGTAGATCCGTTAGCCATTAAAGCAAACTTGTCTGTGTTAGTAGCACTTACAACATCTGATAATTCAGATAATTGAGAAGCTCCTCCAGTTGCGTCTTGGAATGTTGGGGCCGCTCCTACTCCATTAGATGTTAATACTTGGTCTGCTGTTCCTACAGCTACAAAGGCTGGGTCTCCTGAAGCGTCAAAGGTAGGTATCTCTCCATCTACCCCTGGTTTTAATCCAGTCCAAGGTAAAAGCACTGCACTTGTTATATTTGGCTGTGTAGCTTGTGTTGTAGCTGTGTCTGGAGCTAATCCTGTAATGGTGGTAACTGTTGCTGCGTTTCCTGTGATATCTCCTGCTATCGCATTCGTTACTGTAATATCAACAGCCCATAATTTGGTTAGCCTGTCTCCAGTTACTCCTATTGTCTGTGGAGTGCTTTGGTCTGTAGTAACTAATCCGGCTAAACTCTGGTCGCCTGTGTTAGTCCCAGAAGTATTCCCGATCACTACCAACTCTGCGTCAGTTACATAATTTTTATCTGTAGAAGCTGTAAAGTTTGTGTTTGTAAATGTTGGGGTAGCTCCACTAACCACGCTTTGGTCTATATAGCTGTGGTCTGAACCATTATTAGAAATGTGAGAATATCCTGCGTCATAGTTTGATTTTAATGTTGAGTCTAATCCTACAGTTACATAGTCTCCTCCATCAACATAATCTAAAGTAGAATCTACCCTTAATACGCCATCACCTGCTCCAGCTCCAATATATCCTGCTGTAGCACCCGAATCTATTCCTACTTTTTCGTCTGTGCCTCCGGCTGGAGTATAAAATTCTAAGCCTGTTTCTGCAGCATTAACTCTTACTGAGTTTCCAGTTTCGCCAACATAAGTAGTCTCAAATACATCAGTCAAAGCTATAAAAGTTGAAACTCCTCCAGAACCTGCTCCGTTCTCAAATTTGTTGGTTGTGCTATTCCATTTCAATACTTCTCCATTGGTAAGCCCAGAGATAGAAACATCTGATAAGTCTTTTAGATATCCTGCTCCGGCTATTCCTCCCTTCTGTTTGAATATGGTAGGAGTCTCTTTCAAATCATTATAAGAAATTTTATCCTTTCCTTTTAATGAAGCAACAATCCTTACAACATCTTTTGAGGTAAGAGATTTGTTGGTTTTATCTTTAGACATTTCTGACAAAACATCTTTTGCAATTTTAGTATAGTCAATAGCGTCCTTATTGTTTTTTGAAATAGTAACAAGAGCCAAAACATCTTTTGCAATCTTTTCTATTTCTTTTTCAGTATAATAATCAACGCCTTTGACGGGTGTCTTTCCATCAATCCCTTTTGCAAAGTCTCCTTTCTCTCCTTGTTCTCCCTTTCTCCCTTTAAGCATTTTGAAAAAAGCTGTAGCCAATTCATTCCCATCTTCTTTATCTTCTTTCGTAACTATCTCAATCTTTTGGACCTCATTTTTATCTTTCTCTTTAGAAGTGTCTATTGAGTCTATTGAGCCTTTAATCTCTGAGAGCGCTTCAAGACTTGCCTCTCTGATAGTTTGAGCTTCTTGGTGGTTTTCGGAACGCTGAACAATCTCAGTCTCTTTAAGATTCTGAACGTCTCTTCTGGTTTCTTCGTTGTGTAGAAGTAAATCTTCTACTCCGATACTAGGGTCTTGTGGCTCTTGTGGATTTTCTTTATTATTTATAACCATAGTTTTTTAGTTGATTTGTTAATTCTCTTTTTATTCTATCAGCTTTTGCTCTGTCTCCACTCTCAACTGATGACCTAATTATATCATTTAATAAAGTATATATCTTGTGCATAGACTTAATCTTCAAATACTCTATCTGTTCTTCTGTTGTGGCTATTCCTGCGGATTTTTTCTGTTGCAATCTAGTGTAATCAGTAAAGAAGTTATTAAGTTGTCGTGAAGGGAACTCTCTGTTTCTTAATAGAACGTCTCCAATCACCGGTTGGTCTGCTAATTCTGAATTGCCTTTAGTCTTGAATTGTCTTAGGAACCCACCAGTATAATTATCTATCAAGTAGTCAATCTGTACTGGAGATAGTGTTCCAATATAAGGTAGTTCTATATTAAGAGCGTCAAACATTTTTGAAGTATTGACTGCAAGTTTTGAGGTATAGCTCTTCTTCCTCTCGGTAGGATATAAATACTGTGATCCCTTTGACTCAATCGGTCTGCCCAAGAAGTTCTTGTTTGCAGCAACATCTAGTGATGGCCCAAAGGCTGATGGAGTCGGGTCTGGAATCTGTGATTTTAATATATCAAGAATACCAGAGAAAGCCTCTAAATCTTGTTCTCTAGTACTATCTAATATAGCCATTGGTAAAGACATAAATATTGTACCTAATTCAAAAGGTATAGGTAGCCTGAAGACTACATCTCCAACTTCATAAAATAAGTTGTTGTATTTATATGCAGGTTCTAAATTCTTATACCACTGCTTGTCTTTGTTCTGCCACCAAGAAAGAAGCGCTGTTATTGTAAGCCACATTATAGCCTTTACAATCGTTTGTATTGGTCTTTCTTTCACACTCCTATACATCTTCTCTGGTCCTCTGATAGCTACATTAAAGAAAGCAGAAACTTCGTTTATCTTCCTCGCTAAGCGTCCTGCTTTAGTAAAGTTGATTGTTACATCTTGTGCGTCATTAAATGCTTGAACAAAAGCATCTTCGTCTGTCCAGTCTGGCTTTTCTTTTTTATACTTTTTATAGTTAGCTTCTAGTTCTGCGCTTCTTGGCCCAAGCTCAAATCCTGCTGACACTATATTCCTTAAAGCGTCTATTGGGTGTTTCACAACCATTAAGGTTTTTCCTTTGAATCCTTCGCTCTTTAACAAGACTTCGTCAAAAGTGGACATAGCAGATTTTCTGTCATAGCCTATCTGACCGGACATAGCTCCACCAAGTCGCTTGAATCTCCAAGTAGGCTCTCCTTCTTTAGCTGTTATGCCTTTAATCGTTCCACCTACAATATCAAATGGAGTTGCTCCTTTTCTCTTTGAGAATACAGCATAAGTCGGTGCATCTCTGACTGGGTTTCTAACAAGTCCAAAAGAGGCCTTTAATCCAGTAGCTCCAAGTCTTAACAATCCTGAGAACTTTGATAATACTGTCATTACTCCATTAAGCTTCATCGGCTCAATACTTTGTAGCGCTTCGTATAAGTCTGGGTGTATCTCATAGAACTTTTGTTTTCCGTCCTTATATATAGAGACGATATTGTCTTTACCACTGTACTTACTGTCTTGCGTAAACACTGTTAGCATATCGTCTAACTCTGAGGTACTGACTTCTCCAGTAATTTCTTCTATATAACTTTGTATTTGTGAAGAGTTGAAAGTTGTAGCTTTAGTAGGAGCTGGAACTTCTGTTATAAATCCACCTACTCCTTCTTGCTCTGCTATATTCGCATACAACTTAGCAATCTGTAATTTTTGAGCCCTACCAATAAGCTCTGTAACTGACTGAATCATAGAGTCAAGAGGGTTTATGATAGCTCTCCCACTTCCTTTTATCTTTTTAATTCCTGTTCCAGTATTAACTATACCTCCAGACCCCTTTATAGAAGTCATTATGTCATCTAAGAAAGCTCTCTTAAATGGCAAATATATTGGGTTTAGTTCTCTCATTCTTAGAGTATTTTCTACACTCAAACCACCTGCCCTAGTAAGCCAGTCCATAATATTGTTAGACCAAGTAGTTAAGTCTTCAACTACTGGATCCCACCCTTTATCCTTATACTTTTCAATAATATATTCTGCGTCCTCCATATCAAATCCACTTTCAACTCCTCTGCCTTCTAGGTTTATAACTCTCTTTGCAACTCCATAAGCTACAAAGAATTTGATATCTTTCCTCGCAATAGGTTTTAACACTTCTGCTAAACTCTTTCCAACTACGTTTCCAAATTCATCAATGGCTTTTTCCATAACAAATGTTTTTGCTATAGCTCCTGCTTTTGACTGTGAGAATTCCATCATAGCTGTCGGGCTTTCTGTTGGTCTGAACTTCCTACCGATTATCTTCTCTATTTCTTTTTCTATTTTTCTTGGCACATAAAGAGAGTCATTCAGTTCTGTCTGAATCCATTGTATAGCTTTTTGAGCTTTTCTTCTTACTCCGGGCAAGGTTGTATGTTCCCCTTTCCAGTCAATATGTTGTATAAACCTATTCTCTGCTCCCTGCTTGTTCCAAGTATCAAACATCTGTTTAGTTTCGACTATCTTACCCTTTAGCTCTGGATTTTTAGTCAAAAAGTCTTCAAAGAACTTAGTGAACTCTGGAGCTTTGCTCTCTGCTAAATCAGTTGTTAAATAATATCTCATATACTCGGCAAACCCTTCTTTAGTTCTTCTCTGCTTTTGATTGTAATCTAAATCAGCCAGTTCTTTTTGTATAGCTCTTGTGGATTTTCTCCATTTTGTTTCTAGTTTTAATAGAGTGCTGTCTATGTGGTGTGCAATTTCGTGCGCTGCGACTGCCAACTCTCCCCATTTCTTCATTCTGATTATTTGCTTCTTTGGATAGAACATACCAACGACTGAACCCCACTTGTATGTAGCCTTGCTCTTGATAGGTATGTTATATATCTTCTCAAGCCTTTGCATTATAGTTGTTTTGTTTATCAAACTATCAGTCTCGGCTTCCTTAGACATTTTTATATTCCATTTTGCCCTTTCAGCTGCCATATTCTCGTCTCTCTCTACATCTAAAGCAGAATCACCTGACCCTTCTGAATCATTAAAACTTTCTTCTTGTTGAATAGTTTCAACTGGATCACTTGTTGGGCTTTCTGTTACAGATGTTTTAGTGCCAAGTGCTGGAGCTTTCTCAAAGAAAGTTTTGTTTTGTTCTGCTATCTTGTCTGTTATGTCTTTGAAATCATTCTTCCCTGCAGTAGTGGCTACTCTAGTTTCTTCTTCTTTTGTGGCTTCAGCTAACTTCTCCACATATCTTTCTTCTAGTCCTTCAAGCTCTGTTTTGGATTTGGTAACTTCATTTGATAATAAGTCTAGTTTTTCTATATCCAAAACTCCACGCTCTACTGCTTCTGTCTTAGCTTCCTCATATTTTGCTAGTGTATCGTTATAATCTTCTCTATACTCTTTAGCTTGTCTTGTGTAGTATTCATCAGCTGGGTCTTCCAACGCGCTCTTTTCATAACGCTCAGTCAATTCCAAATACCTGTCTGTTCTTTCTTTAAGGTTGTTAATCTCCTGTGCTTTTCTGCTGTAGAATCCAAAGTTTGACTCGGCTTCTCCGACTGCGTTTTCTAGTTTCTTTTTCTCTATTTCTTTTTCTATCTCAACTCTTCTGACCCCACTTTTGATAAGGTCTAGTTTCAACTCTTCAAAGTTGACATCTCCAACATCTAAATAGTCTCCTTTATATTTTAACGACTCCTCATATCTTTTTTGCTTTGTCTCAATCTTCTGTGCTGAAAATACGTCTATGCTGTCCTCTATATATACGTTATGTATTCTTACGTTCTTCCATTCGTTACCCTGTCTCCAAACTCTTCCAATAACTTGTTTTACCTGTGTAAAGTTCCAAGGCAAAGAAGCAATATACAAGTCTGTTGTTTTCACCTGTAAATTTACTCCTTCTTTGATAGCGTCTGAACCAAGCAAGACTTTAATCTTCCCCTCATTAAACTGCTCTTGTATTGTTCCACGAAGTTTTTTGTTTACTGCTCCTGTGATTATTCCTACTTCTGCCGGTTTGAATCCTGACTCTCTGATAAGATACTCTTTTATCATTGGAAAGTGTGTTACTCCAATAGTAGAATATATAACTTGATTAGCAGTTTTCTGGTCGCTCCTATTCTGAACTATCATATCTACAATAGCCTTTATCTTAGGGCTGTTCTCAACAAACTGCTTGTAGGTTGGTAGAGCGCCTTTGTAATAGTGAGAAGCGTACGGGCTGTATGCTATTAGCCTCATCTCTCCAATTCCCTTCATTGTTCCACCTTCATTCTGGAATTTTGGAGTGAATAATTCTTGTGCTTCTTCTGTCAATTCTGTTTGTAAAGCTGTTGGCTTTAGTACGGTTGTATTCGTTACTCTGTTTGGTCTTTTGACTCCGGCTTCTGCTCCGTCTCTAAAGTCTATGAACTCTGTCAAAAGCTTCTGGAACTGTTGGTAGTTTTTGAATCCTCTTATGTTATTTCTCTCTTTCCATTTTCCTGCTGCCGTTGCTTCTCCCTCTACAGTCAAATCCATAAAGGTATTCATAAACTCATTTACATTTTCTATTCCCATTTTCTTTAATCTGCTTCTTGCCATTAAGGAAAGTATTGAGTAATACTCCATTGGGTTGTTTGTAAATGGTGTTGCGCTGGCTAGATAAACATTTCTGCCATTGTTATTTTTTAGAACGTATTGAGTAGCTAACCAAGTCTTTATCCCTAGATCGCTTGGTCTTACTGTAAGGCCTCTGAACTCTGTTGCCTTGCCCTGCTCTGCTAACTTAGCTCCTTTGACTATGTGGTTTGCATTATGTACCTCGTCCATAGCAAACAAGTCAAAACCTAGCTCTTCAAAGAAGTTCTCTGTCTGTGTGCCTTTTTTAGCTTTGCCTAGAGTCTCTTCAACTTGTGTAATCTCTTTAGCTTTAGATCTAGCTGTTTTACTTGGGTTTAGGTCTCCTATTGCGTCTTGCAAGTCCTTAGTCAAACTAGCGTATGTCTCGTCTTTGAATCCTAGTTTCTTTAATCCCTCATAAGATAAAATAGTAATAGAGCCGTCTTCTATCTCTAATGTTTTTAAGTCTCCCTTAAACTCTCCTCCCAAATTAGCTAAAGAGTTTATTTTTATATTAGGTAATAATTCTTGTATTTCTTTTATCCATTGTCCGTAAACATTTCCACCGGGAACAACTAATAGTGGTTTTTTAGACCAACCACGGGCTATTGTCTCGTTGATAGCTATAACTAATTGCATTGTCTTACCAACTCCAACGTCGTGGGCTAACAAGCCTACTCCTTTGTTTACTAAAAATCCGACTCCCTGTAATTGGACGTCTTTAATTTCTAATGGGTTTCCTTTGAAAGTATCGTGTAGCTTACCGGCCAATGGCACTTCTCTATAATCTGGTCTTGCGTACCCGTTGTATTGGTCGTTGAACTTATCAGCTACAATCTTCTGTTGAGAAGGTTCTAGTCCTTCTGTTAAAAACTGTGAAAATAATTTGTTACCGACTACTCTTCTTGCTTCTCTGACTGATTGGTTTCTCTTTTTGTCTCCACCTCTGACTGACTGTTCATTAACATAGTCTCTTATCTCCCATCTGGAAGTCTTGCCAAAAGTTGAGTGTGGTAATGTATCTAAAAACTCTAGGAAAGCGCCTCTTAATGTCCTTTCCTCTCCGTCATAAGTAATCTTTGTCTGTGCAAAAGGTGTATTCGGTGCAATAGATATACGATCTACTTCGTATCTCTCTGGTAATGAAGCCAAAAGACCTTTCTTTTGTTTATCATATTGCTCTCCTCCCTTTGGGAAATCTATCTCTAGTTGTAGCAATTTTTCCTGAATATCACCTGAGAAGTAATTAAAGTTATTTTGCCACTCATTTTTATATTTGTTAAGATATTCTGCCTTTTTCTCTTCTGTAAGTTTTTTGACAAGCTCTGGTGTTGCTTCTCCAGTAGGGCCAACCTCAGTAAGTGCTTCTAGTTCTTCCTTTGGTAGTTTATAGTATTGTCCTAAATCAAGAATACCTTTAGTTTTCTTTGGTGTTGGTATAGTTACTCGTTTATCTACTTTAGCTCCTAGTTTTGCTTTAGGCTTCTTTGTAACGGTATTGACTGGCTTCTCCCAATTCTTTTCAAACTCTTCTGGCTTTGTTATAGCTCCACTTTCAATCTCTGTCTTTATACCATCAGAAGCCTCTTTAATGTCTGATTTGCTCTCTCCAACATCTTGTGCGTCTGCTACCTCTGTAATCTTTGCGTTCTCTTCTGGAGTATATGTTACTTTATCTATAGTAGTTCCTATAGTGATATCTTTTGAGGCTTCAACATATTTCTCTAAACCAAACCTTCCTTTCCTTTCCTTTTCAATTCCTAGGATTTTCTCTGGATTTGATTCAAAATATGTGTTGTTAGTTATTTCCCTTAGTCTTTCTGTTTCTGCTAGTCTTCCTGTGCTATCAGTTCCTACCAATGGTGTCTTTCTGAATATAACAACATCAGTACCAATGTCAGTAGTATCAAATGTAGAATTTGGTAGTCTATATGCGTCAATCAATATACCCGATTTTGCTATTTGTTGTTTAGCATAATCGCTACCATTTCTTAGGAAGCTACTTGGAATTACCATAGCAACTATTCCTCCTTCTTTTGCTATATCAAGTGATCGCTTTATAAAGTATTCTTCGTATTTTGCTATCTTAGGTTCTTCTCCTAATCCTTTGAAGATTCCCCTATGCTCTCCGTATGGAGGGTTTCCAATTACTAAATCAGCATAAGCTGTAGGAGTTTTCTTATTCCCTCTATCGTCAATAAATAGCTTTTCAAAAGAGTCTGTTGTAATACTTGCGTCTGGATATAATATCTGTGCTATCTTTGCGCTAGTCTTATCAATTTCAAATCCTTCAATGATTGAACCTTTAGGAGCGTCTTTTAAGAAGTTTCCAGTTCCTATTGCTGGTTCTATTATCTTTGGATTCTCTGGTAGTAAATCTTTTATATTATTCCAAATCAAATCCACAACCTTTTTAGGTGTGTAATATTCGTCTAATAATCCTCGTCCTTCAGCTCCTGTACTTTCAAGTCCTCCTAGTCCGGAGTATTGTGCTAGAAGTTCTTTCTCGCTAACGCTATAGTCTTCGTTAGCTTTGTTTAATGCTAAGAGTTCTTTAACTTTTTTGTTTATCTCGGCTTGTCCTTTCTTGCCTACATCTTTTCCAAGTCGCTCTCCAATGCGTTTGCCGCTGACACTACGCTTCCTTGGTGCCACGCCTTTGCTATCGACTGCAACTGCTCCTCCAGTGTCGCTGGGTTGCTTTTCGCCCACTTGTATAGCTTTGGGAAGTGTATCTTTTTTAACACTACTCCCGATATTGTTATCGCTTGGTTTTCCATAAGTTTTAGGTTTAATCTTATTATCCTCTTGTTTTTTAACTTTGTCAAGTTTTTTCTTCCTTTTTGGTCTATTCTTTAGTTCTTGTTTAGCAAACTCATTCCCTAGTCCTACTGCGTATTTTTCTGGAGTCATTCCTTGTAATGTATAATCCATCTCATAGTGGCTCTTGTAGCCTGTCCTTGAAATGGAATTGGGCTCATCTGTCATAAACGCAAAGTGCCTTACTCCAAAATCTTCATCATATTCTACATTTATTTCTTCTCCATTTTCAAGTGTTATCTTAAACTCTTTTTTTGTTGATTTTACTTTTGAGTCTGTGTCGTAAGCGCCTTCTCCTTTCTTTATAATCTTACCTTTTCTATCAGAAACAGGCACATCAGATAATGCGCCCTTTTCTACTGTTATCTTTTTTCCCTTTAGTTCCGGTGCTACTGGCTTCTTTACTTCTTTCATATCTCCACCCTTGAAATTCCCGATAAATAGTGAAGCGTCAAAAGTTTCTTCTTCTCCAGTCTTTGTATCTTTAACAGTAAAGTCGTTACCATCTCGTGAGATAACTTTTAACTCTCTTTCTCCCTTGATAACAAATCCTTCATTTCCGTCAGAAAGACTCTTAGTTGATTGAGTAAACGTCTTACCAATAAACTTATCTGCGTCTTCTGTTGTTATTTTTCCAAATTCAAAATCTTTAGGGTTTAATGCTACTTCAGCCTTAGCTTTTTCTTCAATCTCTTTGACTGGAGTCTTTTCTATTGTAGGAATTACCGTCTTCTTGGCTATTCCTGCTACTATTTCACCTGTTGTTTTTGGAATGATTGGAGTCTTGCCAGTCAATGCAGTCTTTATCGTAGCGGCTTTATCTGGGGTTATTACTGGTTTGGTTGGTTCTACTGGTTTCTTAGCTACAGTTACGCTCTCTGCTTCTTTTGGAAGGACCACTTTGTTTTCTGCTGTTACGCCCTTACCGATCTTAGGCATTCCAGTTCCTTGTGGTATTATGCCAGTTGAATCGACTATATCTACAGGATACATCTTACCCTCATAAATTCTATAATTTATTCCATTTTCAAAATTTTGAAATTGTTTTCCTTCTTGAATCCTTCCTGTTTCTTCGTTCAACACCTTCACTTCGTTATTCTTTATGATATAATCTTTTCCTTCTAGATAATTATATTTTACATTCAACTTATTGTTAAGATTGAAAGAATCTTTGTATTGATTTTCAAGTATTCTGATAACTTCTGGACTTTCTTTGGCTACCCTAGCTCTTAACAATCCTTCTTTCGCATAAAATAATGTAGCGTTGGCTTTGCCAATAGTAGCAGAAAGATTACTAATTTCTAATTTAGATAATTTAGGGTTTCTAGCTTCTAGGTGTCCCCTTGAAAGCTCTCCTGTAACAGCTCCCATTCTATTTGTTTCGTATGCCTTAGTGATCGCTCTGCCTGATATTAGTTCAAACAAAGCCATCTGCCCTCCATCTATTAAGATTGGTATAATGTCGTCTTTTGATATCTCTCCGTTTTCTGCGTATCTATCTAAAGCACTCCAACTACTGAAGTTGATAAATTGAGAGGCTACTCTTGCTGGAAGAGTAGCAAAAGATTTTCCTGCTCCGAATAGTGTTCCGGTAGCTACTCCCTTACCTGCTTCTGAAAATAATGTTTTAGGGTCAAACTTATTGTCTGATAATTGCTCCATACCCTCGTGTATTGTTGAAGCTGTAGCAAAGATTGGTACACTAGCTACGATTGAGCCTGCTCCCCTAGATATTTGTGCGCCCTTAAAAATACCTTTCTGTGCTTGATATCCTTTACTGAAAAGACTAGAAGTTTTTGAAGACAGATTTAATGGTTGAAATAATTTTCCAAGAGTTCCAAAAGCCATCAATCCTCCTACGGCTGACCCAGCCATAGCATAATTTGGGTGTTTGTTCTCTGGCAAAAGCATAAAAGCAACATATTCTTTTTTAACTTTTTCTGCTGATTTGTTATAAGCTTCTACCTTTTTGTTAAAACTATCTACATTATCATTATACTTTTGTGTATCGGTATCTTTGATGCTGCTCATATACTTACCTAAATCATCAACTTCAGTCCTTTTCTTATCAAGTTCAGTTGTTTTTACTGTTAATTTCTTCGCTTGTTGTTGTGTCTTATTCGGTATTATTCCAAGTGTTCTACTACTAACAGCAGAAGGAACAACAGCTTGTTCTCTCTCTGTGTATTTACCCAGTTTAGATTTTTTGTGTTCTTCTTGAAGTTTAGCTAAGTCGTCTTTCGACTTCGGTGAATAAGTTGCTTGTACTCCAAATACGGGTGTTTCTTGATAAGCAGTAGCTAGTTCGTCTCTTAGAATATTGAAAGAGCTAGGCAAAAGAGAAACAAAATCACGAGCCTTTTTTAGAAAAGAACCCTGCCCAAAAGGATAGTCTTTCTTTGGTTCTACTGGTGGCGTTGGAGCTGGAACTTCTGATACTGTTGGTTGTGGCACAGAGGGTGCTGGAGTTCCAAACTTCTTCCAATCCATACCACTAGAATTTTCTGTTCCACCTGTTGGACTCGCAAATTTTTTCCAATTTATTGCCATTATTAAGCTATTTAATTTATAAAACCTACTTGCTAGTTATAATTTAGGATTACTGCTCCTTCTGGAGTTGAACCTATCTTTTTGTTTTGATAAGCTCCGGACTTAGCCCAGATATCTTTATTAAGTAAGCTATCTAATGTTTCCCAATTATTAGTTCCGTCGTCGTTCTTCTCTGGCATATCATATTTCTTTTGCATATAATTCCAAGCCTGACCCCAAGTCGCTTTACCAGTTGATAGTTTTTCTGCTTGATCTTGTATGTCTTCGTAAAAATCCTTTTCTCCTTTTGTTCCAGCTTCACTGTAAAGCTTAGCAATCTCAGCTTTTGTCTTAGCTATATCAGCTATTGCTCCTTTTGTCTGCGCTTCGGTCAATCCAATACCAGCAAGTGTTTTAGACAAGTCTGCGTCAAACTTATCTTGCTTATTCTTTGCTTCCTTTTCTTTAGCGTCATAAGTCGCTTTGGCTGTGTTGTAGCTATTTACTAAAGCTTCTGTTGAAACTCCTAGTTGCTTAGCTAACTCTTGAACATATTCGTCTTGTGAGTCTGTAATCTCTACTCCGTTTAGAATAGCATTTTGAATTGCCTTATTCATATTAGCCTTACTCCTCTTAACCTTACCTTGTAAGAAGGCAACCTTATCTGCAAGAGAACCAGCATAAGCTAATTTCTTAGCTGCTATTTCTGCGTCTGCAGAAGTTCTAGCTTCTCCTAATAATGCTGATTTTCTATCTTGTAGTTCTACATCTACAACATTTTGTGCTGAAGTTAGCTCTTGTAGGTTAGAACTATCAAGCTTTGATCTCTCTGATTCACCTGAAACTTGTCCTATCATTCCTGCTCCTGCTTGAAGTGCCGCCTGAGACCCAACTCTATTCTCTCCAAATTGTGTATATTGAGCAGTAACGTCACTTCGTTTTTGTGCGTATAGTCTATCTAAAGCGTCAATCTCTGATTGTAGTCTTGCTATACCGTCTGCTCTTATCGCTGCCTCATCAACTGGGCCTTGAGCGTTAGCTTGTTGAGCGTCTTCTGCAAGTCCTAGATTTATTTCTGCTTCTGATTGTGGCTCTACTAATCCACTATAAACATCTGTCATATTTGGAGGTGGGGTAGTCGCTGGTGGTGGAGTGCTAGTCGCAGGTGGTGGGGTTGTAGTGGTAGGTGGTGGGGTTGTAGTAGCAGGTGGTGTCGCAATAGGCGCAGAAATTTCTTCATATCTTTTGCCAGTAGAGTCGGTTGCTCCATATTTAAGAATCCTTCCGTCTGGAAGAGTTGTCTGTCCAACTATTGTTGTATCTTGTGCCATAATCTTTTATTGTTTAATTTTTGTTTATGCTATAGCTGACCAAACTACATAAGCTCTTGCTGACCAACTTGGGTCTGTTGCAATTGTAAATGTTATATTAGTCGCATCTGCTGTTACTGTAATTTCTATATTTCTATTTGAGCCGACTTCGTGTATCGTTCCACAGTCGCTAGTAGATCCAACCATATCCACGACTCCACCGGGTCCACTTGGATTAACTGTTGAAAGAGAGGATTGTCCAGAAGCGTCCCATTCTGCGTGAGATAAAGAGCCTCCTTCTCCATAAATAGTGAATGAAAGTTTTGCAGGAGTACTTCCTAATCCGTGAGCGACTGTCTCTACTGTTGTATTTATAGCCCAATCTAATTGTGCATATCCGTTCTTTGAAGTTCCAAAAGCTGTTGCGACTTGTGTAGCAACAAAAGCCTTAACTGCTTTCTGGGAAGGATATTTTGTGTCTGAATCTGCGGCTAAAGTGTTGTCTGTATCTTTGTTAGATAATACTTCTTTTAATGCATCTGTATCAGCAGTAACAAACTTGTTTGAGCTAGAAGGAGTGCCTGAACCTGCCAAAGCGTCTTTCTCGTCAGATGTTGGTCTTAAAGTATAATACTCTGAGTCTTTCAAGTATTTTGGATTAACAAGTAACTCTGCAGAAGTTCCTCCTGTTTGAGTACCTGCATTAATTTCAGCGGCAGTAGCTTCTTCTCCAATACCTTTGACAGTCAAAGATATATTGGGAGAACCTGCAATAGCTAAGTCATCAGCATATTTCACTGTAGCTAATTCTGCGTCCAAAGTAAGAGTAGGGTCGCCATCATATTTTAGTGGGACTGTTGAATCTAAGTCTGTTGTTCCATCTAATAATTCATTCAATCTTAGAATATGTGCAAAATCAGTTATGGTAACTGTTGCTCCAATTCTATGTTCTCTTGCTACTCCTGTGCTTTCTACTCCTTGCCTTGAAATACTTTTGATTAAAGACAAAGTAGTGCCGGTCAAGGTGGCATAGATATGTTCCTTTTGGTTATTGTCTCCATCTAAAGTAAAGTAATACTTTCCAGTTGGCAAAGCTACTGAATCGTCATCTGTTGCAGATAACAATGTAGCTCCTTCTCCCGCTACGCTTATCTTTGTTGATAACGAAGTTCGGAAGTCAGCAATTATTTTGGCTAGTTTAGTACTCATAAGTTTGTATTTATTTAATTATCTTCAGATGTGCCATCAAGAGACACTGCTTGTTTTTGTCTAAACCTCTTAGGAATCCTTTGTTCAAATGTTAGGATATCCCAATCCATCATTGACTCTATATCAAAATAGCCTATTCCTGTAGCCATTATCTTTATCTCTCTCTTCCTAAATTTTGGTGTATTTAATTTAAGTTCCATAAAGTATGGGTAAGCTGAAACTGTATCGTCTCCCCCAATCTGGATTGTTCCTATCATATTGCTACCTATAAATTGTGGAGTGGCATAATCTACATAAGGAGCGTCTCCTCTGATTGTGCCTACTAATTGGAATCCTGCGTCGTCATAAGAGGCATAGATCTCAACAACTTGGTCTGGGTCAATTAGTCCTTTGAGTCTTAACTTCCTAAACTTTTTAAGCTTCTCTGCTATTCTCTTTCCAGTGTATTGTTCTCCTCTCCCGATCCAAAAGTTTTCTATTGCATATCCTTCATCATCAAATCCGTTGAATACCTTATGAACTGATTGAGTCATAGAAGAACCTATATATAATATTCCAGAATCTTTAGCAAACATTCTTGCTGGAAAATATGTTACGTCAACGGTTCCTTGCGTAGTGTCGCAAAGCAATATTGTTCTGTTGACTGTATCGTCTGTTTCCCTGCAAGTTACTACTATATATCTCTCCCAAGTATCAATAGCACAATCGTCAAAATTATAGTTAGCAAATTTGAATTGTGGGAATAATACTACTGGTTCTACATTATCTCCTAGTGGGTTTCTTTGTAGTATAGTCATCTCTGGCTTCTCTGGGTTGGCAGTATTCATAAACATAATGCCTTTTGAAGTAGAAACCGAAGCTCTCCAATTAGAAATACCGATGTTTCTTCTGTAAACTAGGTTTGTGAATGTTATGTCGTCTGCTGAAATCGCCAATCTATATGAAGAGTGTTTTTTCAGTGAGTAGTATGCTCCGTCTTGTCCTACTTCTACTTTCATTATCTCATCTCCTCCAATGTCTTGTGTTATTCTGTTTCCCTCTGAGGCAACTCTTGTTGCTGAAAAGGTAAAGTCTGCCAATCCTTCTGCTGTTGAATCTTCCCAGAAGTAAGTACAAACGGCTGAAGTACAAGTTGCTGAAAAAGTAAAGTCATATACTCCTGTAGTATAGTTGATTGTTCCAGTTCCTCCTTTATCAGATGTTAGTGTTCCATCTTTATTGTCTGTGAATGTTTCTGCAGTTCCTCCAGTAGTTCCGGATAGCTGTAATCCAAAGCTATTTCTCTTAGCTCCACCGGCCTTAAATGCTAGTGTGCCTGTGAAATTAGCTGCGGCAGTTCCTATAGCCTCGGCTGTTACTGTTGTGTAAACATCAGAGTTTTGTCTATCAATCCAAGATAATAATAAAGTTGTTTTTGAATAGTTTAAGCAATCCCACATAATCAACCTGCCTTTATCAATCATTATCTTACCTTTGTCATTTTTTACAGCGTCGTATAGATTGATAGCGTCTGCTGGGTTAGCTGTATTTATCTTATATAATCCGTCAATTCCAGAAGCGAAGACAAAAGAACCTGCAAGGGAAGTGTAGTTAGCAAAGCTATATTCTGCTCCACTTGTTAGTCCGGTTACTATATCAGTCCAAGTCGTACCTGAAAGGTATTGTAAAACTGTGTCTGTCTTTCTAAATAGAATCTTTGTTCCTACTGCCCTATATCCCCAATGTAAACCCTGTATTGTTCCGACTACGCCTTCTGCTCCAATCAATGCTCTACCGTTGGACAATTTCAATTTGCCGTCTTGCGTAACGAAGTTCTTGCTATCTTGCGCTGCCGAAGAAGGGATAACTTCTGAGTCAACTAGGTTATGTATTCCTTCACTAAAAATTTTTATGGAGTGATCCATTAGAAAGTATCTTCTGTTAGCTGTGAATTATAATAAGCTAAGTCTCTCATATAACTGTTGTGTTTTGCTTGATTCTCTGAAGAATAGCTTCTGGCCTTATCTGACATCTCAATTATAGCGTGGTCTGTACACATAGCGTGGTAAATTGCCGGAGTCATTATATCTGATGGGCCGACTGGCTCTGTAGCTGTAGTGAGGTCGTCTGGTATATAAATGTAGTCAAAGCTGTAAGAGTAAGCTGACGTTGGTTGTAGTGTGAAAGTCAATCTGCTATTTGCTAAGTCTATATAGCAATATCCGCTTTGGTCTGTATAGTCTCTTCTGTCTGCGTAGTTGATTATTTTGTATTCAGTAACAACTCCGTTAATAGTAACAAATACTGTTCTATCAAGTGTTGGTATTGCAAAATCAGAAGGTAAAGCAACATAAGCAACAGAAGTAGATAAATTTCCGGTCTCTTCTTTCTTCAAGAACTCCCACGGTCTATTCCTGCATATTTTTTTGTAATATTTGTTGACTAAAATAAGCTCATCTGAGGAGCTTAACTCTGTAGCGTCATCTACAAAAGTTTCGAATAAATTTATTATATCTTGTCCTGTTGACATAAGTTTATGTTTAATAGTCTAATCTCTGCCCTCGTAAAAGGGCAGAATCAAATCACTAAACTGTGTGATATCTTACTGTAAGAACAGCTGTTCCAGTTCCTGTAGCAAAGTCTTGTGTTTGCACTCCGACATATACTCCAATCCCTGTAATATCTGCTGTGGCTACTGACGAATGACCTGCTACTAGAGCAACTCTTTGCGTTAGTATTCTTGCAGTTGCACCAGTCAATACTGTTGCGGCAATATCTGCGTGTAGAAGAACTCCTCCTCCATTTGCAGTGTCCTTATATTGCAACGCTAATACTCCTCCGGCAGTAAACTGTGTTGCTGTACCAGTTAAATCTAATACCATATCATCTAAAATGATATTCTTTCCAGCAATTGCTGGAATTACCTCAATAGAAGTTGTGAATAGGGCATTAATTTGTGCTGCTGTCAAAGCTACTTGTACGACTTGCTGATAAAGAGGGTTTGCCTCTTCATTGTCGTCTATCAAGTCAATGTTATTCCAGCTTGGCACTGCTACAGTACCTTCGTTTCTAAAAATTCCATCAGTGCAAATCATTTCTGCATTGACGGCGAACTTGGAGGCAGTTGTTGGAAGCGCACTTCCTATTCCTTTAGAACTACCTCTCATAATATAGCCAGCTTCGTTCTTTGACTGTATTAGTATTCCAAGTCCTAAGTCTGCGTCTGTACTTGGCATAATTTTTTATCTATTTAATTACATTTCCCCTAATGGGTAGAGTACTAATACCCTACCCAAAAGAGAATGGCGTTTGACTAGACTGCGATCAAAACGTCTAAGAACTGTTTAGCTCCATCATCAAAGGTTTTGATACCTGCAAGATAAGAACTAAAGATATTGTAACCTCTTAAGTCTGAGCGTTTTCTCATATCTACTGACTTTGAGTCTTGAACTACCAAATCGATAGCTCCTTTCTTTCCGTAGTAGCCGTGAATGCACGTTAGAGTCCAAGCTCCTGAAGCTGCAGTATCAGAAACTGTCAATCTTCCTGCGCCTACTCCAGTAACAATAATAGCTGAGGCAGCTACAGAAACTGTTGCTGTCAACTTTAATGTATCTGTGAACAAAATTTGGTTAGCTGTTGATAGCGCTACTTGTCCTGCATCAGTTGTGCCAGGAGCGTTAATCAATTCAAGTAAGTTAGCTAAAGCTGCAGTATTGTCTGCACCTAAAGCGAAGTTACCTGCTGTTGTTCCAAGAGTTGTCTTCGCTGTAAGAGTAACTCCATTGATGATAACTGTTTCACCATCAGCTAATCCAACGTCTGTGAACAAAGTTGTACCAGTTAGGTTCTCTGAAATGTAAACTTCTGCTGTAGAAATAATACCAGAATATCCATTTTTGAATACAGACTCTACAATAGAGAACTGTTTGCCTAATAGGTATTCTTCAATTTCTGCTCCTGCATAGGAGTCAATTACTAAAGCCATATTAGTAATAGTTTGGTTTGCACCTCTTCTCAACTTAGCTGGCATTCTTACTACCATTTGTGGAACGGTTGTAGAAGACAAAGTAATTGGTGTGCCGTCTGCAGCCAATGTAGTTAAGTCTCCGTTGTCAAATGTTTGGTAAGCGTTTAAGACTTCTGCAAAACATCTTGCATCTAAGTCTGTTGCTACTTTAATAGCAACTTGTCCACCGATAACTTCTCCCGGATTTAATGGTCCGGCTTGTGTAATTTCACCATCAGACAATGGGAATACGGCTTCTTTCTCCAAGTTAATTGTTAGCAAGGCTGTTGAATCTGTTAGCGAATCAACAGTAGAAGCAGAATTTCTTACAACTGTTCTGACTCTTACTGCAGATAAGTCGTATGCGAATCTTTCTACTGACTCACCATACTTTAGGGTTGCTTCGAATCTTGTGTTCATAATTGGCTTTGAAACCAAAACTTTGTTGAACACTGTTTCATAGGAGTTATCGAACTTCTCCTGAAAATCATTTAAACTCATAATTGTTTGTTTTTAACCACTCTGTTATTTATAACTTCAATCTGGCAACAAGTCCTTCATTGTATTGTTCTTTGAGCGTAGGGTCTGACATTATCTGCTTGAAATACTCTGAATCATCTTTAGCTTTTGCAAAGTCAATCTTATCGATTTGCTCCACTCTAGCTTGTGTTGATTCAAGGGTAGTCTTGCCTTTAACGAGGTTCCCGTATGCTCCTTCTAAAATCTGTCCGAAAGTCTTGTTACTGTTTGCTGGGTCTAAGGAAAGCTGTTTGATAGTTTCTTTATCTGCAATTTCTGCATAAGCAGGCATTTGAGATATAGTCTTCTCATAGTTTTCATTGAACCTCTTATCAATTTCAGCAAGGCGTTCCTTGTCTGCCATTGGTTTGAGTTTCTTTGCAAAACTTTCCTCTAACTTCGCTTCTGTTTGAGACTCAGTCAATTTAACCAGCTTTCCTAAGAACTCTGGGTCAATATCGTGTTCTTCAGCCAATGCCTTGATATCAGAAGATATATCTAAATTAGAAGGACCTTCTGCAATCTGAGCTTTAAGCGCTTTGACTTCACCTTTAAGGTCTTTAACTTCTCTTTTTCTTTCGATAAGAGTAGCAACTGGAACCATATCTGGTCCGGTTTCCTTAGTGTTATCAAGAACTTCGCTGACTTTGACATCTTTGCCAGTAGGTTCTGGCGCAATTTCTGTCTTTATTGCTGTTGCGTCTTTGTTTGGCTCTGCAACGGGAGCGTCTTTGACTTCATCTGTCATAGATTTAACACTGTAACGGAGTGCTGACGAGGTTTTGTTAGCCTTTCAGCGAAGCGACCTAATGCTCCAAAAGATTTATACTTCCCCAAGTTCTGCCTATAAAGGCATAGTGCAATCCATAAAGAGTGGAAAGTTATGGACTGCTCTATATCTTCAAGATACTATATTTATTCTTCCTCTTCCTTTTCGTCCTTAATCAATTCGTCCAGTGCGTCTTTGGCTAGGTTCTTATTCTTTTTGGATCTGGTTAAGACTCTCAATAATGTCATTCTCTCTGAAAGTCTAGCTGTGATTGATACTAACTCAACGTGAGTTGCAGTCTTATAGGACGTGCAAAGGCTATCCAAAGAGTCATTGATAGTCTTTACAAGGGATTTGATAAGCTTCTCTCCTCCCTTTGTCTTTGCGACTGCCTCCATCTCTGCATATCCTACAATGTCTCTTCTAATGCTGTCTGCTTCTTTTGACATATTATTTCTTTTTATCAACAGAAACTAATACTAGCCCTGTTTGCTTTGAAATCTCAGCCATTTCTTTTTGGTCTCTAGCGACTTGCTTTCTTAATTCAGTCAACTTTGCCTTTCCTCCTTTGACTGTTGAAGAAGCTAACTCATATATTGCGCAGGCAACTCTAAACTTTGTGTCTGCCGTCTTAACTTCCGGGTGGCTTCTCAATACGTTCACCATCTTAGCCTTCTCAATAGCTACTTGCTGTGCTACTTCTGTTATACTCTTAGTATTTGACTTGATGGCATCATTGTAATCACCAAGTGTTAATTCCTCAACCTTTCCAGAAACTTCTAAAAGAGTTGTTGCTGGATCCCCCTTCTTACCCTTGATTTTGTACTTGACCATTGTTTTGTTGTGGAATTTTTTGATTATTAGGTTGTTCTCCAGCTCCACTGACTGGCAAACTTCCTTGATTTAATGTGTCTATCATTGATTTATTAATCATTCGAGCTGTGTTCTTATAGATATACTTGTCCACTTTAGCAACATAATCGATTATAGATGTGAACTGCTTCATACTCATATCTTCTTCGTGGTCTTTTAAGTAATCTACGAACCTTTGTTTGTAGGCATTTGTAGCTGACATATTTACTTTGACGTTGTCTCCGTCAAGTAATCCTTCAATGTCTCTCTCTGCCTCTGCCATTAACTCTTGGTTTCCAAATTCTGAAATATCCATAAGTTCTTTAACTTCTTCCTCATTAAGTCCGGCATTTTTAGCCTGTATCTCAAAGAGTTTCTGTTGGTTAATAGTTTGGTTGTTCACCTGGCTTGATAAGAAAGCAGTCTTCTGGTCTTGCTTTATTGTAGAAGCCATAGTCTCTGCGTTACTTGCCTCAACAAGAACTCCGAACTCATCTTTGTTTTTGAATATGTCTGTTCGTGTGATATCCATTGTCTCAATTCCATTTGGCCCGATAATATCTATTGAAGTCTTTTTGTTCAAATGGTCTCTAACTCCTATCTCATAAAGTCTAGCGAACCTTTTATATCCAAATGAATAGGATTTGTTTAATAGTCCGAACCTATCTGCTGTAGCTTCTTGGTTTCCTTTGTATATTCCAACCTTTCCGTCTTCTTCTGCTACTCCTTTAGAACCTGCTGTAACTCCTGAAGCCTTCTCTTGGATATTTTCTAGTACGTTATAGACATTGATTGGAGTGTTTATAGCTGGAGTCTCTAATATCTGTACTGCTTTGTTTGCGTCAAAGTCTCCTTTAACCTTGATAGTTCCGTTCTTCTTATATTTAAGTTCAGCTAAGTTTTCAATAGCAGTTACATTGACTACCTTCTGTGGCTTGTTAATCTGCTCTGAGTTGTCTAACGATTGGTTTATGCTAACATTCTGTGCTTGAAAGACTTCTCTAACATAATCACAGTATGAAGGAGACCAGAACTCTGTTAGGTCTGGGAAGGCAGCCCAAGTCCAGAAAGGATAAGCTCCCATTGGAAACTGCTTGTTAGGAGTAAACATATCTGTTAGTCTCTCTATCTTTATACATTTACCTCCGGTTTCTTGATATAAGGCATAATATCTGACTCCCTTATAAGTAGTGAACCATTCCCAGAACTTGAACTGGTCGTCGTTCTGTAGGTTCTTCTCTCCGATAGTATTCTGTGCTTGTCTTCTTTTGTCTTTATTAACCTCTTCTTGTGGCTTCTCTGTGTTGTTTCCAGTACCATCTAAAAGCGATTTTATTTCTGACTTAATATGTTTACTGGTTTGGCTCTTTGCAAGTGCTTCTAGCTGTTTTCTAGTCTTAACAACTCCATATCTTCCAAGGTGCATAGCCTTTTCAATATCAATACCTCCTGCGCTTGGATCAATTAGGAAGTCATAAACATCTGTATTATCTAGGTGGGATTGATAAGTTCCATCAATGCTGTCTGCGTAGTAAGCAAAAACTGCACGGCCATATATTATGCCCTGCTTCTTTCCTACTAAGTCTTTGATATCCCAGTCGTTATTCTGTTGGTCAACTGTCCTTAGAGCGTTAAGGTTGGCTACTCTTTTAAGTTGAGCCTCTTTCCTCTTCAAGAATTTGAAGACAAGTGGATTATCTATCTTTGAAAGTAGAGTATGCACAAACTCCTGCATCTTTCCAAGCTCTACATTAGCCCTAGACTCAACAGTAGGAGACTTGACTGCATAATACATATTCTCGTTCTTCTGCCAGTTGGTAGTCTTCCCTTGCTTGTATCTTCTATCAAAGGTTATCTCAGTTGCCATCTGAGCCTTTAATTCTTCTATCTCTGCTGGTGTTAAATTTTTTACCTCTTTTGCTTTTGTAGCCATTATATCAGTTATCCACTCTGATAATGTTATATACCTATGTCGCTATAAATTACTTCGTCTTCTTCCTCTTCTACTTCTGCTTGGTAGTGAGGCTTATATGCTAAGTCGTCAACATATTGAAGAGCGTCTGCTAAATCATCATATTGACTCCTTGGGAATCGTATTAGCTCATCAACTAAGTCTTCTGTATTATCTGTTGGGTTCTTCTTTAGGAATATCTTCCCGTTCTCAAATCTTGCCTGTAGTCTTCCCCTTATTCTATCTTCCTTTCTTATTCCTTTATCCTTTAACTCTTTAACACTGAAATAAATACTTCGTCTGTCCATCTCTTCCTTTAAGAATGGTTTGATTAAATCGTCAAAGGCTTTCTGCTCTACCCCTATATCTATTGGTTTCCAGTATAAATATAGTTCTATTAGCTTCTGTATTAGATCCGGAGTGCTTAGTTTCAGTCTCAATACCAGTCTGATGTACCAATTGTTCTCTGAATCTACTGAAGCTACTATGCAACCTTGCCAATCTGTTCCGGCTTTTGTGCTTGGTGCATTGTCTAGTGTTATAAAAGTGTTAAGTTCTTTGCCTTTTAGGTCTTCTTCTGTGTATCTATTATTGAAGAAGCTCCTCTTGAATGCCGCACTCTGGTCGTCAACTGGGTCATTCTTCCACAAGCAAGAGAAATCGTATGACCCTATTTCGCCCGAGATTGCCTCCAGTTGCTCTTTACTGAACTTTTCGGGGAATACTGGCTGTCCGTCGTCTTCGTAGCAACCTAGTACCAAAGAATCGTATTGAGGCTGTTCTAATAGTGAACCGTGCATATCATCTATCGCCCATCTCGTTCCAACGTCTAATAATATCCCGTCTGGTTCTAGTAGCGACTGTAAATCTTTCCAGTACTGCTTCACCTTATCCATTTGTTCTTTAGTTCCTACGTTGTTTCTTGAAACTAAGTCATCTGCTATTATAATGTCGTAATGCTGTGAAACCAGTGAGGTGTCTAAACTTCCTACCTGTATTGTTGGTTCTTTAACTACTTTGGTTCGGGCCTTAATGATTATCTGTGTCTCTGTCCACTTGTTGTCTTCATTCTTCCAGTCTCCGTATAAGTATTTGAATTTGTTGTTCTTTTCAAAGTGTGTCTTTATCTCTCTAAGAATTGACTTTGCGTTGTCTAATCTCTCGTTAGTTATCAGTATTCTTAGGTTCGGGTTGTTGATTAACTGCTGGATCGTCCAACTTATTGTTATCTGTGTTGTTTTCAGGTGAGACCTCGGTAATAGTATCACTGCTCTCCTTGACTCTTGGACTGTCTTCTTCAGGAACTTCTCCACCTTCCGGTGTATCTGTCCCATCTTTGGGTAAACCAATATGTCCTCCATCAGGAATATTAGGTCCTTCTTCCCCAACCTTCTGTCCCATTCTGCCAAGTCGTCCTTCAAGTCTGTCTTTAAGTTGTTCGTCTGTAAGTTCTCCATAAGGGTTTGTTACTGTTTCCACTTCTACTTGCTCTTTAGGATTGCCTTCGCTCATTTTCCATATTACTTCTTTGGGCAATCCTTTCAAAAACTCGTTGCGTTCTTCCTCTGACATCTCCATTAGTTTCTTTCTAGCCCATTCTTTAAGCGTTGGGCCTACCGGCCTTCCTTTTGGATTAGGAGCGAACCCTTTTAAAAACCTTCCCTTGTCGTCCCTTTTGATTTCGTGCTTATTAGGATTTGTTTTTTCTTCCAT